AACAGCGGCCATGACGATGTAGCGGTGCCGCTTGATCTAGCGACCAGCCTGGTTCGCGAAGTCGAGTACGACACCAAGGAATTCGGCATCTGCCTTCCGAACAACGCCGCAACCTGGAAGGTGCTGCTGGAAAACCTGATCGGGCCTCCTCGGCACAAGCCTGAGCCCGAGTTCCGTGGCGCGCGATACCCGCGCAAGGCGGTGGCGTGATGTTCACCGGCGGCGCCAGAAAGCTCCATACCGATGCCCTCGCCCGGGGCGCACCTCGCTACCTGCACATCCCCACTCGCCACCGCTATCTGGTCATCGCCGACGACGGCCAGCAGTGCGAGCTCCAGGGCATCGACATGAAATCCACCTACGCCAGCCACGAGGCGCTGGCAGACAAGAAAGTATGGGAGAGATTGCCATGAACGAACATGACGATATGAACTGCGAGCCGGCAATCCCGACGCGCTGCGCGGGCCATAACTGCGGCACCACAACCGCTCAGCATTCACCCGAATGCATTCTGGAGGCGGCAATCATTCAGGGCTGGTCGACCGAAGACACCCTGGCCGCAGCCAAGGCCGTGTTCGATGCCCGCGCCACCCCTCCCGCCGCGCAGGTGCAGGGGGAGCAGCCGGAGGTGGTGGCGTGGCGCTACGGATTCTCCGGCGGGATCGTGAGCGACAAGGCGTGCCTGGATGAATGGAAGACCGATGGCGAATATCAGCCCCTGATGACCGTCGCCCAGCACGAGCGCATCGTCAGCTGGCTGAAAGCCGATATTTTCCATCATGAGCAGCTTGCCACCGAAGCCCTGGAGTTCAGGCAAGAGCTGATCCAGCAGCGCGACGAGGCCCGCGCCGCCCATCTCCTGCAACTGGCCCACCATGTGCTGGCCAACGACGAGGAGTTCACCAACAGCGGCGACGTGGTGGCGATCAGCGCCGAGAAGCGTGCCGAGATGGCGCAGCAGATCGCCGAGTTCCTGAAGACGCTGTATGCCGCCCCCACCCCGCCTGCATCCGAACAGCAGCAGGCTGTCGTGGTGCTGGATGAAATGCGCACCTTGTTGTCGAGGGCGCTGGTTCAAATCGAGCACTTGGCCGAATGCACCGAGAACCTCGGCGAAGACCTTGATGACGACGATGTCAGCGAAGACGTAGTCGAAGCCAGGGCCGTTGCCTGGGAAATTGACCAGCTCCTGCGCCTGAACCCGCACCTGGCAGGTGTAAACCAGGGGGTAACTGTGGCGGGGAATGGGGGTGATGCATGAGCGAGAAGATCAAGCCGTGCCACTGCGGCTACGAAGGTGAACTGATGGGGATACAGCACACCGGATTCCTTAGTCTGATTTGCCCCAGGTGCGACCGCACTGTGGATGCCTTCACCACCAAAGGCTTGGCCGAAGCCTGGAACAAGCCGGCGCCCACCTCGCCCCAGCAGCCAGGCGCGGAGGGGGCGTGATGATGAAGAGCATCTCCGAGCACATCCTGGCCATCGCCGCCCTGGTCTTCTTGACCTCTGGAAGCGTGTTCTTCCTGGGCGAACTCAGCGATCGCGGCAAAGGCCTGCAGCGGGTCAACTCCAACGACATCACCTGCGTCTATCGGGGCCGCAACGCCCTCCAGTGCTGGCCTGAGGTCAGTGAGCCGCTGCTGCAGGACGAGACGGCACAACGAGGCGACAGGAGGCTGTCGCTGTGAATCCGATCGCCGAGGCGGCTCTGAAGCGCGCGCGGGCAAGAAAGCCCACCGTTACCAGCTACGGCCAGGTTCTGGCTACCTGGGAAAAACAGGTGGCTCCGGCCGCGGTTCAGGATACCTCAGCACCTGCGACGGCTCAGGCCGGCGCGGCACCCGCCCCCACCGCTCGCGCCGCCAGGGTTGACCAGGTCATGCGCATCGAGGGCCGGCGCCAAGCCTTGGGAATGATTGAACGAGCCCGGGGCATGCTCCAGACGCGCACCGATCTGGAGAACTTGCTGGCGCAACTGCGCCGAGCGGCCGAAGGCAGGCCGCATAGCTACGCGGTAGGCATCCATGAGGTCGCGGAGATAGTGGAGCAGCAGCTGCCTGCGTCGCTATCGCTGGGCCTGGATGACTTCGAAGATGTCGCGCCACAAACGGCGCGCACTGCTGATCGTGGCGCGCCACGATCGGCGGCAGGGCGGAGGACATGGCCATGACCCGCTATGTCACCGTGAAGAGGTTCTCCGCCGAGTCGGGCTACACCGAAGCCGCCATCAGGGCAAAAATCCGTGATGGCATTTGGAGGCTTGGGGAGATCTGGAAGAGGGCGCCTGACCAGCGCACCCTCATAGATATCGAAGGTTATGAAAAATGGGTAGAGACGGGAGAGGGGTCAGAGCCATCTCTGATTCCAGTATCGAAATCACGTTCATGTACCAGGGGGTCAGGTGCCGCGAGCGCGTCAAGCTCAAGCCCACCGCCACTAACCTGAAGCGTGCCGAGCAACACAAGGCGGCCATTGAGCTGTCGATCGCCAACGGGACATTCGTCTACGCGGCAACGTTCCCGGGCTCTCCGAGGGCGCTGCAGTTCACTCCCGCCAAGCGCCTAGAAACCCTGGGCGCTTTCTTGCCGCGCTGGCTCGATGTGAAAAAGAAGCACATCTCCTCGAGCACATGGGACGGATACAGGAAGATCGTCACCGGCCGGCTGGTGCCGCAGTTCGGAGAACTCATGCCTGCGCAACTGACCAGGAAGATGATCAAGGACTGGCTCGACACCATGGAGGTCGGGAACAAGCGGCTGGCCAACATTCAGAGCTGCCTCCGATCGGCGCTGAACGACGCCATCGAGGACGAGCTCATCGAGGAAAACCCGATCGCCTCTTGGACGTACCGAAGGAAGGAGGCACCCAGCGCTGACGACGACGTGGATCCGTTCGATGCGGCGGAACAGTTGGCCATCCTGGGCGCGCTCCCTGAGCAGGGCAGGAACCTGATTCGCGTCGCGTTATGGACGGGGATGCGCACGAGCGAACTCATCGCGCTGGACTGGGGGGATGTGGACTGGATCAGAGGGGAGATTTGCGTGCGCAGGGCGATGACCCAGGCCGCAAAGGGGGAGGCGGAGGTGACCAAGACGGTCGCGGGGAACAGGCGTATCAAGCTGCTAGCGCCGGCGCTGGAAGCGCTGAATGACCAGAAGGCCATCACGTTCCTGGCCGATCGCGAGATCTTCCAGAACCCAAGGACGGGCGAGCGGTGGGCCGGAGATGGACCGATCCGGAAGACGATGTGGGTCTACGCGCTGAAGAAAGCTGGCGTCCGGTACCGGTACCCATACCAGACCCGCCACACCTACGCGTCGATGATGCTGTCCGCTGGCGAACATCCCATGTGGGTGGCGGAGCAGATGGGGCACTCGGACTGGACTATGATCGCCAGGGTATATGGGAGGTGGATGCCGACCTCTGACCCAGGCGCAGGGTCGAAGGCTGTGTCCGTGTTCAGCGCAGATAAGAAAATCGATGGAATGACAGGGTAATGACAGCAAATCCTTCGGAGAGCCCGTATTTGCTGGGTCGGCGGAGGGTTCAAATCCCCCCGGCTCCACCAAATTAGGTAAGCAAATCAGGCACTTAGCTTAGCGGCGAGGTGCCTTTTTTGTGCCTAATAGGGCTGTTTTAGCTCCGGAATGCCAGCTTAATGACAGCTTCCGAAAATCACTGGCAAGCCTGCTGGGCTGCGACCAGCTCCCGCTCGTAGCCGATCCGCTGCCGGCGCTCGGCCAGCAAAGCCCGGACCTTCACCTCCAGCGAGTCGCCCGCGCGCAGCGTAGATGCTGCCCATGGCGGCACGGCTACTTCCTCCACACGGCAGGGCACCACCACCGGCACCTCCACGCGCACCAGGCGCGGTTCGGCTTCCTGCCGGCCGGCGCACCCCGCCAGCGCAATCACCCCCACCACCACGATTTCCAGCCTCATAGACCCAGCTCCTGGTCGATCACCGTCGCGGCCGCGGCGCACTGGTCACCGCCGATCCGCTCCTGCTGCAGGCGCTGGGCGGCAGCGTAGTCGCCAGCAGCAGCCTGGCGCGCCTGCTGCTGGGCCTGGGCGGCGACCTGCTGCCGCTGTTCGGCCTCGGCGTGCAGCTGGGCCACGCGCGCGTTCTGCTCGCCGACGGTGCTCTCCAGGGCGCCCCGGGCGAGACGGCACTGGGCGGCCAGGTCCTGGGCCTCGTCCAGCTGCGGCCGATAATGACCGGCAGCCAGCCAGGCGCCGAGGGCGCCGGCGGCCAGCAGCGCCAGGCCGGCCAGGACTAGGCGCGCGGGGATAGCGCCGATCATGACAGCGCCCCCTTCGCCCGCTCCCAGAGCACGCGACGCTCGGCCAGGCCGGTGAGCCCGCCATTGATGCGGCGGGTGATGCCATCGAAATCACCCTGGTCGGCCAGCTCATTGAGCCCGCGCGAGGCCCAGAACCAGGCTGCGGCCATTGCTGCGTACTCCGGCTGTTCGAGCAGTTCCGGGTGCGCCACCAGGTCGACGCCGAGATCCGCGCTCGCTGCCTCGTGGTTGGCCTTTCCGGTCAAATGGATCAGCCCCCGGCCGCGGTACCGCCAGCCGTCGCCGGAGGCTTCGGGGCCATTACCCATGCGGTTCGCATAGGCGCGATTCGCCAGCGCCTCCGGCCTGCCGACGTAGCGCTGGGCGTCTCGCACCTCCTCAGGGTCCACCCGGGCATTGCGGTTGGCGTCGAAGCCATGCCGGAATATCTGGGCGATGCGCGTGGCGTCCCTGTAATTCAGGTTCTCCACCAGCCGGGTGAGCTCTCCACTTTCGTGGCCGATCTGGGCCAGGAAGGCCGCCAGGCGCACCCGTGACGTGATGTTGAACCGGACGGCGGCGCGGTTGATGGCGGAAACGAAAACGCCCGCTTGGCGGCGGGCGTTCGGGAGGGCGCGCAGCAGCTGCTGCTCCGTGATCTGCATATCGTGCTCCAAAAACAAGAAGCCCCGCGCTTGGCGGGGCTGTCAGGTAGGTTCGGCCTGGGGCGGCCAGTTCATAGGCGGAAGCATGGCGAGCAGTTCGGCCTCGGTGGGCACGGGGGCCCCGGCCTTCACGTCGGCCACGAGCTGGTAGCCCAACGCCCAGCAGGCGTCACGCCACTCGACGCCGGCCTGGCCCTCCGCGCGAAACCGGTCGATGGTGCTGGTGGCGTAGGTGCAGAGGCTGAGGATCGAGTCGTAGCCACGCGTGCGCGCCTCGGCATCCATCGCCCGCTGGACAACACCAGTGAGGCTGGCCTGCACTTCCTCCAGAGAC